GCCATCCTTCTTGGTGTGAACCATTGCTAGTTGAATTTTTTTGATTACTTCTTCAGTTAATCTCATTGCAAATACTCTACTATTTTTAGTATACCATATGCTGTAAACACTTGAGGTATAATAAATGCTACCATTGCTATAATCCAAAAGACATAGTAATAGTTTTCTTTATTTTGTGTTCTCATTGTGGTTGATGATTCTTCATACCATCATGGTTGCCATCATTTGGCAGTTGTCCTGTCATTAGATATACTACCGTATCTTTGCATCCACGCAAGTAATCTAATTGTTCCTTAACCTTTTCTGCTTCCACAGTGTTCTTAGTAGATTGACTACTGATTTGATCAATCCTTTTAGTAAATCTTGCTAAGAGTTGGTCAAGGTTTTCAGTTGGTTTCATTTTCATAGTTTTCCTCCTACAGTTCCATCAAAAGGTTTAGACGATCTAGCATTTGCCCAGTTGGTTGCGATACCTTCCAAGTGGAATCCTGACATCTTGAGGACAGCTTCCCGCGTACCTGCTGTGATGAGTTCCTCACCGTTCTCACCAAAGCTAGTCCACGTTCCAAAGCGTTTTTTCTGGATACGAAATCTTCCATAGGATGTTTCATACCATTCATAAGTTTCGTGATCTCCACTCATCTGTTCATTTTAGTTTCAATGTTTTCTTTTATACTACCCATGTCAGAGTAAGAAGCATTCATTCCAGACATACTTCCATCGTATGTATCAGTGTGCATGACTTCATCATGTCCTGATCTTTCTAGAATTTTACTTTTAATTTCTAACTGCTTTTTCTCCTTCTGGATCCTACGCAAGAATGCGTAGTAAATGATCTGAGTGAAATAAGCAAATGGGTTCTTAGATTTTTCTGGGTCGAAGTTGTCAATATACTGGAGGCAGTTTTCGATGCCGTCACAGATCATGTCCTCACGGAACATATAGTTGACAAAGTTCGGTTTGTAAGATAGGTGTGTTGCGATCTTTAGAAAGCAAGAACCAATGTAATTGGTGACTCGTGGGCGAGGATTGCCAGCTTCCTTAGCGGCATGAACCTTCTGCCGATAGTCAGTGATCGCAGCAAGGAACTCTTTGTTGTTGACGTAGTATTCTGTCTTTTTTCGGGTCATTACTGCATATGCCATGGTTTAGTACCATTATCATGTACTAAGGATAGCACGATGAACTGGATTTGTAAAGGGGGCTTGACAAACCTGATAAACCTGAGTAGGATAACTCTGTAAGGGTTCAAGGGTTGGTTGTAGCTTTTAACTCTTATTAAAGATGTTCTCTAGAGATTTCTTCATCTCTTTTACAGACCCTAGATAACCAGATCCTCTAGGTAACTTGTGACCCCTGCCCGTTAGAGATTTTCCGTTCTCTAAACGTTGCAGGGTTTTTTCGTAGAACTCTTGGATCTGTCCATCAACTTCAGACATTGTAATAATGTGATGCCTATTGAGAATGAACATGTTGTCGAACGTGGCGCTGACCCATTCTCTAAAGGAAAAACCAGATACTTCTAACTGACCTTTCCTTTGTTTTGCAATCTCAACCTGAAGAGGATTCTCCAATAATACTTTATCTTCATCCTCCAAGTAGCAAACTTTTGCTACAATTTCTTCACCCGATATTAATTTTACAGTTGCTAGGAATTCTTCATCCATATTAGTTTGCTCTAAGGTTTACTCTAATAACCTCATACTTAAAATTTTCATCATTATAAATGTTGACTCTTTCATTCAAGTGCCGAAGCGTATAATTCTGACCGCCAATATCATCAGCGATGTCATATAAGGTTGCCATATCTTTACCATCGCCTTTCCTGAGCACCCTTCCAATTGATTGGAGGTTACGAATGCGTGACTTACTAGGGGATGCAAATATGATATTGTGTAATCGTTTGATGTTGATACCTGTAGAGAAGGTGCCATAGGACGCAATGATTACGGCGTTGTTCTCAGTTTCAGTAATCTGACGAACTGCTTCTCGGTCTTCTACATCAGTACCACCATGAACAAAGAATAACTTTCGTTCAGGGTCTATGGTGTTATTTATCAATTCGTAAAGTGGTTCTCCGTGCTTCTCGATATAGTTGAACAACACAAGAGTGTTACCTTTAATATCTTTAACCAGATTTTTAATCAAGTTATTTCTGCCAGGATGTGTTACCAAATACTCCATCTCATCATGATATGATTCAAAATGTTGCGGAGCATGTTTACACAATAGTATTTTGATCCTAAATTTAGATAGGTAACCTTCTTTAATTAGATCATCTGTTTTCGTAACACGTTCACAGTTACCGAACAATCCTTCTAGTACCCACTTGTGTGTCTTGCTCCCGTCTAGGGTGCCAGTGAAACCAAAGCGGTACTTAGCATTGTGTAGCTTAGTCATGATTCCTGTGAGGGACTTCGACTTAAATAGGTGTGCCTCATCACCGATAACACAGTCAATATCATCAAAGTATCTTTTTGGGAACTTGTAGATGGATTGCCAGGTTGAAATAATAATTGGTTTATCCGTATTTTTATCCTTGCCCGAATAAATCTTATGCACATGATCGTCAGCGTTCCATCCGTAGTCATTAAAGTCATTGACCATCTGTTCTACGAGGGACGTAGTAGGGACGATGATCAGCGTCTTCTTGTTGGTAGCAGTATAGTATCTGACGAGGGAATAGATCATCAAAGATTTCCCAGATCCCGTAGGCGAAAGAAGTAACTTGCGATTATATTTAATAGCTTCGTAGACCGCACGGTATTGATAATCGCGTGGTTTAATATCTGCTCGGACAATTTTGTCCATAAATGTTTTGACACCAGCAGGAGACACGAATTTATTATCGTCAGTTACATCTCCGTACCAGTCGTTCTTTTCGTATACAATAGTATACTGTCTTTCGTCTGCCCATTGCTGAACATGTTTCATTAGACCATGATACAGATCACCTGTACCAGGTGAGTACAGGCGAATAGTTCCATCCCAGTATTTGTATCTGGGATTTCTTTTTAAGAACTTAGCTTCAGGAACCTCAAATGTAAAGTAGTCCGACAGTTCCTGATGGACATGTGGTTCTTTAGAATTGATGGTAATGTAAACTTCGTTCTTCTTTTTAATAGACAGGGTGGTCATCATTGTCCGTTTACGAATTTCTCCCACTCAATGGCACTCTTGACCTGAAACCCTCTATTTGAAATTTGACGCATAACTTGATCCAACCAGTACAACATCTGATCTAGATACTTAATCTTCGCCTCAAGATTGATGATGTCATCATCGCTCTCAAGATAGGTTTTCATTTTCTCTGAAGTTTTAATGCTTGATCCAAATGGTTTAGCGGCGTATGTCTTAGCGTCTGCCTCGCCAGAGTAATACTCACGCTTCTCTCTAACCATCTTGCGGATCTCAAATTCAAGTGAAGCTTTGATCTGAGATATGTCAGTGTAATGGTTTAAGTATTTATTATGTTGAAAAGGGATGTCTAACGCGAGTTGTCCCAAATCTGTGGTATACTGTTTGTTCTTGAATTGAAAGTCAACTGCAGAATCTTCCGCCCATTGCTCTCTTAATTTTTCAAATTTATTACGAAGGGATTCAAAGTTCATAAACGTTTGCTATTTTTATCACAAAGGAAAAACTGCTGGTGTTTAAATACCACCTCTGCAGTGATGTATTCCACATCAGTCATTGTAGCATCAAACTGCAAGTTAGTCAGTGCTACTGGAAATAGGTTTTTAAAATCCACAATGAATGCTGGATTGAATGCGCTAGTAAGGATTGATAGTTGACCATCCGTATACTGATCTTCATCAGCTGTTTCTCTTAGCATCTCGTCAGCGTTTCCGTTATCACGCATCCACTTATGAATGCTATTATAATTTACTAGATCTTCATCTACAATAAAACGCACGACAAAATCCCCGAACGTTACTCCACCACCAGGAATAATTTGCAAATTCCTAAATCGAGTTGGAACTTCCGTAGTTGGCATTGTAATGTCAGGGATGTTTGCTGTTTGGCAAAAGAAATCTACACCCTCAAACTTTTCCAGTTTAAGGAGAAAACCAATAGGGTTTAAAAAATTCCTATTAGTAGGTTGTTCTTTATACCACTGAGCAGACATGTCAACTTCCCAAGCTATTAGTATTTATGGGTTGTTTGGATCTAGTCCTAGACCAATAAGATATTCTCTCCACCACTCTACCTTTGGTCTTTTCCAATTTGGTACAGGCAATCCTTGAAGCGAATAGTGTTCCTTAATCGCTTCATCTATTGTTTCAGATATTTTTAGTTGCCAAATTCTTTTTTGTAGTATGTCCATTCTCATGGTCTACAGCGTAATTTTTAACCAAGGTAGTAGTGGTGGTATTACTCCAATGAGTCGAAGCAATCCATCAGCGAAGAGTGCAAGTACAACCCAACCAACCCAAAAACTAATGATTGAAGCATTACGATTGTGTCTGCGTATAGCATCATCAATCATCTCCTGACACTTTTCTTCAGTGATGTAATGACTGGGTTTAATTTCTTGCATCCTCATTGTACCAAAAGTCATCCCAATCTTTTTTAGAGTGTGTAACATCTTTCACTCTAGGATTATTTCCACTCATCGTTTTCTTCGTCTTCGTAGTCCCAGATTTCATAAGGTCCATGTTGCATACGTTTTAGTTTTTCTGTTTCGGAACGGAAGGATGCGGTTTCTGTTAACCACAAAGCAAGTTTCATCACAACGAAAACTACCGCTAACGGTGACAAGCAAAGTAGTAATACAAATGATTGATTCATTGTGTGTATTCGTTTAACATGTCTAAAATTCTATTAAGCATTTCGTGTGCTCCATCATGCCAATCACCACTTTTGTTATGGTAACCCCCATTATATAGTTCGTTTTTTATTTTTATTACCCTAGGGGTCATGTCAACTTTGGATACAATACCTCTTGGCATAACAAAAATTAGATAGGTACTACTATTTAAGCACAAAAAAAGGGACCCTTGTGGGTCCCTGTGTTGATATCGTAACAAGTATCAGGTGAGGTTAGCAACTCTAACTCTTCTGTAATACTGGTTGCGGTTGTGAGTAAGTGCTTCAGCATCAGGTGTGCCGTTAGCAGCAGTAACAAATGGGTTAGCAACCATGCCGTAGCGTGTCTTGAAGCCAATCTTAGGCTGGAAGGTGCTAGGGTCAATGCTTCTGAGCATTTGTAGGGGAACGTATGGGCAGTAGAACAGTCCACTGTCATAAGGGGAAGAACCCTTGTAACCCGCAACATAGTAGTGGGTGTTAGAAACGTTAGCAGAGTAAGGATCAACGAAGACCTTAATGCGTCCGTTCATAGTACCAACTAGGAGGTTACCAGTGTCATCTACTTCACCGATGGAAGGTCCACCAGCGCCTTGAAGACCAGAGGAGTAGTCAAGAGTACCAGACATAGCAAGGGCGGAAGCAACATCAGCAGAAGTGATGATGAAGTTACCCTTCCCTCTACGAGTTTGCTGTGCGATAGCGTTGCAATCTCTTTCGATCTGGAACATAAGTCCCTTGAATTTTTCAACCGACCATCTGCCGTTGGAGTCAACGTCAAGGTCAAATACGCCAGCGTTAGCAACGTTGTTCTGAGCACCTTGCTTAGCAACGGTGTAAACGGTACGAACTACTTCGCGGTTGATTTCAGCAAGGATCTCACTAGAAAGAAGATTAGCAAGTTCCTGCTCAGCATCAAGACCATGAATTGCTTTCAAGTCTTGAGCAAGTTCTAGAGTGTATTCTGCTTTGAGAGCTCTGGTCTTTGCAGTAACAGAGGTCTTCTCAATGCTGAAGCTCATTTCGTTGAATAGGGTAGAACCCGATCCTA